CAAATTCATCTTTACCGACCATTGCCGGTACGTCATCGGCTCTTGGTTCAGTGCCTAACGGAATAAAACCACCGCCTCTTAAATCCATCTGCATGCCTCGTGGCACGTCAGGAGAGATAGGATCACCGTTTGGCATTACACCGCCGCCATCTGCATAACCTGGTGGTTGTCCTGGTGGTAAACTTTCCATAGCGTTTTGTTCACCGCGCATTTCATACAATGCGTCTAATTCTGCAATTGCTTCTTCTTCTGTTATACCTAATGCTTCTGATCCACCCATATTAACAATAGCTTCGTACTGTGTAATTAATGGTGCTAAGAATTCTTCTTTAGTTTGTGGGTTACCACTCATATCAGAAAATGTTACGCCACCCTCTTGGTAACCAACTCTACCACCACTAGCATAACCAGAAGCTGCTAATGCGTCATCTATTTCTGAACTTGTATATCCTGCTTGACCCATATAATATCTAATAGCTTTTCTTCTTGTTTCTGCGTCTTGTGGCTGACCTCCTGATGAAGCATCTGCCATTTCAGCTGCTTTTTGTAATGCAGCCATTTCATCGCCGCCAGCTTTTGCAGCACCTATTGTAGTGCCAACTGCTAGAGCTTTTCCTGGTGCGTCCATAATACTACCTAAAGCTGAATCAAAACCTTGAGCAGAAAAAGGATTACGACCACCTGATCCTATTTGACCAAAGTCTCTACCTTTAGATAAAAGTTTGTCCATAGCACTACCTGGTTTAGATATTCCAAAAGAACCTTTTCTCATACTAGGTGAAAGACCACCTTTTCCAGGTAACATAGTTGGAGATCTATAGTTAGATAATGCACCAAGACCACCTGACATTAAAGCTGAAGTAGGATCAATTCTACCACTAGTCAATTTTTGTGTAACGGCATCGGTTAACCCTCTACCTAAGAAACCTGATAACATAGAAGGTGCAGCAGCACTTCCCATAATACCACCCATACCACCTAAAAAACTACTAGCCATAGGACCTAAGAATGCGCCTGCTACAGCAGGAACAAAAGGTGCTATTTCTTTTGGTATAATCTTTTTAACTTTCTTGCCTATCTTTTTAATAAAAGATCCAAGTCCATATTGTGGTCTTTGTTCTATGTTTGCTAGTCCGTAGTTCATTTTAATAATTCCGTGTTTTTTGCTATGAAAATGCAAGTGTGCCACACTTGTAATAAGGCTACTAGATTTTTTAATTTACCTTGTTTTGTCATATATTACAAGTCCGATTCTGCTCCCATAGCAGGCATTTTTGCTACTTTTATAAACACACTACGTGACAAGTGTTCTTGTTTAGTGTCTGTGCCTGGGTCATCTACATCAGACTGACCGTGCTCGTCTGATTCATATTCTTGCCCTGTTACAGTGTTCTTTAACAGGACTTCAGCATCAACTTTAACTTGAGCTATTTTTTTGTCGCCCTCATATAAATATCCTACTGATCCTGGTTCTTTAAATGTTGCCATGTTTTCTCCTTAGTCTCTGGTTATTTCTAAAAACGATGCAATAACGTGTAAACGATCTGCAGTCGTTGCTTGACATTTTATAATCTCACTCTCATCAATAATTAACGGCATAGATAAAAGTTCTTCTGTGCTTAGAGGATCTACGTTAGCTAATTTTACTAAGCTGTATACACCATCACCTGTATCTGTAATAGTAAAAGTAACTGTATCTTGAGAAGAAGAATCATTAGATACCCTAATTGATTTTACAATAGTTACAGTTTCAGCTGGTACTGTATATAGTACAGTATTGTTTGTAGTTGTTAAATCTAGTTTTGCGTTCTTATATTTATTTGCCATTTAATTTAAAAACCATGCTAATTGTTCTTGTTCTTCTTTTACCTGTTGTTGAAAGGTAGTATTTAATTGATCAACAATAGATGTAATTGCTCTGTTTATTTGTCTTTGTGTACCTGCGTCATAGTTTACAGGTGGCTCTGGAACACGAGTTATAATCTTAGACATTAACGACCTCCATCTGGTTTAATATCTAAAGCTAGTGTGCCATACCGCCAAGCTTGACCTTGATCTGTATTTTCAATTTTTACATTTACATAACGGCCACGAGCTCTTGTATCTATCTTATCAGTTGTAGAGCTAATTGTAAAAGGACTATATGTAGAAGCAGAGTTGCTTTCAGAAGGGTAATTTTTTACATGTAGTGTAACATCTGAGGTGCCTGTTAAATTTTTAAAATCAGGTATAAACCGACTAACTGACACAAAATAGTTTCCTTCGCCGCCTTGTTCTTGTAGATCAAAATCATACGACTGTATAAAAGAAGTTACTGTAGTTACTGTGCCGTCTTCATTAGTTTGATCTGTGCCTATTTCGTGTTGAAAATATTTAGTTTGGCCTAATCCAGTTGCACCCAATACAGTAGGAAAAGTACCAGTTAAGGTTGTGTCAAATTTAGTTGCATAAGGTTTTTGATAAATGTTAGCATCCATCCAAGAAGTTCTAGCTTCAGTATGCAATGCCCAAATACCACCTGGAGTTTGACCTGATTCTGCATAGTTATAAGTTACAGCTTTATTATTAAAATCATTATCAGCAGGATACCACCAAGTTATTTCAGAAAACAAATTGTTTAGTCCCGCTGTAATTTGTTGTCCTTTAGTTGTATCTACGTTGTCGAATACCTCATCTTCTACAGAACACGGTAATGTTTTAACAGTACCGTCATAATACAAAAAGCCTTTTGCACTCATCCAATAGGCAACACCATCTACTTCAATAGCAGCATTTTTACCAATTAAACCACAGTTAGTACCAACTTGTTCAACACCAAATATAAAAGGAGAACCAACAAATTTCATTGCATATAATGCGTTGTCTGTAAATATCAAAATATTATCTTTAGCTTTTAACGCCCCCATTATTTTTGTGCCATCTTGTAAACGTAATGTACCGGCAGTGTTGGTAGATGTAGGAGTAAAAGTATTTATATCTTCTTGTGCAGAGAAACGAATAAACATGTCGTCTTGACTACTAGTAGTACCTATTGTTGTTTCTGTTCCAAGATGAATTAAAAAACGAGTTGTTGGCGAAATAAGCGTGAGGCGCGATGCTGTAGGATTGTTGCTTGTAGTAAACCCACTTGTAGTTTTTGATGCTCTAACTTCTAGTCTTTGTGCTGCTGACGGGTTCCAAGTAAAAGTTGCACCGTTAGCAATTGTTGCAACAAGAACTTCTCCAAAATTATCTAATGACCATAGACCAGGTTCTAGTGTTGTTTGATTAGCTGGTAGTGCTGTGCCCCAACCACTAAAGTCAGTTGCATTAGTAACTGTAGCACTATTTGAATGTGAAGCAGCTGTTGTTCCTAAAGTACCTCTAGTAGCACCAGTTAAAGTATTAGTACCTTTGCCTGTATAAGTAATTAATTCATTAGCAATAGCTACAGTGCCTGCAGTAGGAAAACCAGAATTAGAAGTAACCGGAATAGTTGTAACACTATCATTAATTCCTGATGATAACGTATTTGTTATAGCTGTTGACAGATTACCGCCCCAAGGCCCTACACCCCAACCATATCCATATGTTTGTTTTTGTGGACCAACTTTTGCATAAACATTGACCGTAGTTGAACCACCTGTTGAGATAGTTGCACTTGCTGCTGCCGAGGAAGTAATAGTAAAAGTAGTCGCACTAGGGACAGTATTAACCATAAAAATTTTATTTTCAAAATTAGATGCACTAAGGCCTGTACCACTAGGTAAGGTTACAGCATCTAATTCTATAATGTCTTCTGCACTTAAACCATGCGCTGAACTGGTAGTTATTGTAATTACTGTTGAAGTGTTTGCTGTTGCTAATGTTGCACTGGTTTGTCTAAGATCTGTATCAAATGGGGTAATATCAAACAACTGTCCTTCAAAGTATAATAGTAAAAACTTATCAGTGCCAAGTGCTATATATCGATTACCACTAATATCTAAAAAAGGGTGTTGTGCTCTAACTACACCGATTATACTGTCGTTTGTTAAAGAAGCCCAACCACCAACTTTTTCAGGAAGACCGTATCTAAACCTAACATTGTCACTATCTACCCAACGATTTTCTGCACCTTTGGTAGTATTTTGTTTGTCAATCCCTGGTGTGATTTGAAAGTTAAGGAGAGTCATATTTATTGCTCCTAATCTACTTTAGTTTTGTATACCCAGCCTTTAGTGGAATTTGCATACACTAGTGTAAAAGATTCACCGTTTTCATTAACAGTTAAATTAGAAGCTGATCCAATTAAATTAGAGCCATTACGTGCAATAGTTAAATTGTTTGAGTTAAAACTAAGTTTAGAATCTACAAAGTGAACTTCATCACCAACACTAGGACTTGCTGGTAGTGTTATAGTCACTGCGGTAGAAGCAGTATCTACAAAAATTTGATCACCAGCTACTGCTGTATATGCTGATGTTGTTGTTTTATATCCTTTTTCTAAAAACCCTTTAATTACATTAGTACCATCTACTACGACTAACATAGTAGAACCACAAGGCATAGTAACCCCGGTTCCCGATGATGTCTTTATTGTTATTGTATAATGGTTCGATGTTCTTGTAGTACCGTCTATTACTATGTAAGTTTTTTCAGTTGAATCTGGAAAGATTAAACTTCTATTTGCGGTTAAACTACCAGTTAGTTTAATTACTTTATTACGGCCATCCGATGCTGCGCCATCACTAATTGCTGGTGTTTGATTACCTGAAGCTAAACTAAGTTCTACATAACCACCTACAGCTTGCTCCACTAAATCTAGGTTAGTATTAGTAACTGTACCCCATAAACCAGCTTTTTCACCAGTGGTCATTTTTTCCAGTTTTAATGATGTTGAATAAGATGATGCCATAATTATTTATATCCTATGCTGCGACTTCTGTCCATGTGTTAGTTGCCCCTGTACTTATGTCATTCCAAGTAATAACTCCAGCACTTGTAGTTGTTATAGTCATACCAGAACCAGTTGGTAGTACTTTAGCTTTTGCTACAATTGTAACTGTGCCCGAAGACATTGTGACAGTATTAGTGCCACTATTATTAATTGATCCTGCTTTATAGTTTCCTGTACCTGCTGATATTGTAAGGCCGTTACCTGTTAAAGTTACAACCGCTTTACCAACTTCAGTAGTATCACCAACAGATGCGGTTACTGAACTACCAGTAACCGTAAATACTGCTCCGGCGGCTATTGTTGCTGAGCCACTTGCAGTAGTAACTTGACTACCATTTGCAGCTACATCAACAAAACCCTCTAGTGTTACATTACCAATAGCTGCTGTTAAAGCGTTGCCAGTAACCAAAACATAATTTTCGGTATCGCCGGCGGCGCCAAAACTTAAATCAGCAAAAGATGCAAAACCTAGAGCCATTTTATGTGTCTGCTATTCCTTTGTTGTCTAGTGTAAACATTACCACTCTTTAGTCTTAGAAACAGTTGCTGGATTTTTTAGATTATTTATTTGTATATCTAAATTTGCTTTCATATCATCTTCAGTTTGATCTCCACTGTCGATAACACAAGCAATACAATTATCTTTTGTCATTGAATCAAAATCCATGTCAGCACCATCACAAGAACCATAAGATCTTGCACTATGCTCACCATCAACTGCGTTTAGTGACCAGTGAATTGTTTTTACTTTATCGTCTGAGTCTGTCTCAAAGTTTGGAAACGACCATGTGTATTCTGTTGCCATTTGTTTTCTCCTTGTTGTTAATTGTTTTCTAGGGTTGTTATTCTTGCTTCTAGTTCTTGAATAGTTTTAACTAATAGAGGAACTAATTTAGATTGGTCTATTCCTTGATATTCAGGATTACCATCACTATCTACTGCATCTTTTTCACCTGTAATTGCTTCTGGTACTATGTCAGATACTTCGTGAGCTAAGAAACCATCAACTGTTTTATCTGCGTCAGCTATAAAATTAAATCTTGATGGCTTTAATTGTTTTAATCTTGATGTTGCATCAAAGTCATAAGATATATTTTCTTTTAATCTGTAGTCTGATGAAGTGTTAAATGCTGTTGACGAAGAAGTTACACTTATTGAGCCAACATCACTATTATTGTATCTAAACAACTGCGTAGTTCCCTCAGAAGTACTTCTATTTAACAATAAACAGGGATTTTGACCTCTACTATGTGAAGCTAAACCACCCGCAAGAAATTCATGCCCAGTTGTTCCATAACTACTTGAAGTCTTAGCCACAAACAAGTCGCCAGAACTATTTATACGCATTCTCTCAGTAGCATTAGTAACAAAAATCATAGCATTAGCACCGTGTTCGTAACCAATAGCTCCAACATCATTATCACCACTATCGCCAAACACAAGTCTACCTGCACCAGTTGTACCTGATAATAGTGTTATTCCACAATTATCATCTTCTTCTATAACAAGAGCATCAAATTGACTAACGCTAGCACCACTATCACCAACTCTAATATGAACGTGACCTAGATCAGGTGCAGTAACAAAACCAGCTCTATTATCACCAGCATCAACAAAAAACATATGAGTCTTATCATTAGATTCAATTCTAAAGTTTTGGTCATTACTATTTTCATTAAATACAATTCCGTCTGTGTGAAATGAAGCTACTTGTGCTGCACTAGTAGCAATTACCATAGCATCAGAAGAGTGGTTATATTGTATATATCCACGATAAGCAGCATCACCAGAAGTTCCATCAGCAAAGTATATAGATGATGAAGCATTAGTTGCCGCATATATTGTTAAACCATTATTGCCAGACCCAGATCCTACAACCAATTTGTTTGCACCTGAATTAAAACTTGATGCAGTTGTATTTCCCATTCCTATAAGGCCCGAACCGTCTATTCTCATTCGTTCCGCCCCCGCAGTGCCAAACTCAAACGAGTCATTAGAATGATTATAAGAAAAATAACCTCTAAGTGCAGCACCACTATCACCAAAACCAATTAATCCTGCTGAACTTGTGCCAGACAATATTGCAATACCAGAATGTCCAGATTCTTCTATAACTAAAGTGTCATAGTTACCATTAACGGTACCACCACTATCACTAACTTTAATATGTAATGCTCCACCTAAATCAGGAGCACTTTTAATACCAACTCTATTATCGCCACCATCAACAAATAGCATATTGGCATTATCATTAGACTCTACTCTAAAATCTAAATCGGCACTGGCTTCATTAAATACGATAGCACCAGTTGTAGCTGTTATGCCACCGTCTTTAATAGTAAGACCATCAATGGTTACACCATTGGCACTTGTTTTTTCTGATATAGTGTCGACTCTTATTTCACTCATAGGTTATCCTTTTATATACCGTCTTTGTCAGCTACCAACTTATCTTTCCAAGCAGTTTTTACAGCATCAGTCCATACAACGTTTGCCACTGCTTGTACTGATGCGTCTTCGCTTGAAATGTCAGTATCAACTAAAGCATCAGAATCATTAAGAGTGCCTGGGTGTAAAACGTGTCTGTGTCTACTACGAGATAGTTCTGTGCTATCTTCTTTGATAAC